AACTAGCCATAATAAGGCCTCCCGTCTCCCATGCTGTTAATTTTTCTTAATGTTTCAATACCAATGGCGTCTACAGCCGGCTTTTGAATAACAAACTCACCCGGTTCTAGTTTTGCAAAAGTAATATCACCTGGTCTGTCGTCCGTGGACCCACCGCTTTGCATGCCTGTAAACCCCTTTCTTCTCCAGGCATCTTTTATTCCCGCCAACCTTCGAGGAGATATTATTGTGTACTGGCCATCAACAGCTACAACAACAGAGCCGTCTCCAAGCTCTACCACTTGATCGTTTTGTATCGCTGCAAGTATTTCCTGTGTGCTTGGTTCTTCAACCTCTACTCTTATTCCAGGTCTTGCAAAAGACGGCATTCCCATTTCTAAACCGCTTGTAAGCCCTGGTTGTTCTAAAACATTTTGACGCCTTCTTTCAAGATCAGCAGAGCTCGGCATAGCGAGTCCACCGCTTATCATACCTGGTGCGCCCATATTTGCATACGCAACACCCGGCATTAATGCAGGCTGTAGGTTAGTGGGTTGATAATCTTGATAATTAAAGGCTGGTCCTCCGTAAGCTTGTCCTCCAATAGGGGCTCCGCCTCCTCCACCATCGTCTTTCATTAAAGATTTCATGGCTAAAAACTGCATTAACGGATTAGCACCGCTGAGAAAACTGCCAAGTCCGCTTTCGCCTGCTTCGCCTCCTCCACCGAATAGTCCTCCACCGCCTTGTCCGCCGCCTTGTCCACCAAAGCCTAATAGTTGACCGAGTATGCCACCGCCTTCTAAAACGTTTCCGCCCAAAGGACCTGATCCTTGACCAAAAATAGTGTTTCTAATTCCAGGAATAATACCCCATCCGAAAGGACCTTGCCAAACATCTTCGTCTCCACTTTCTTCTTTAATAAGATCATCCAATGAATTAACGCCCGCTGTGTCAAAAATACTAGAACCGCTTCCACCGTAAATTTCTTCTTGAATAAGATCATCCAATGAATTAGCGCCCGCTGTGTCATAAATGTCAAAAATACTAGAACCGCTTCCACCGTACAACTCATCTTGAAGCATAGCATCCAATGAATCAGCGCCTGCTGTGTCATAAATATCAAAAACACTAGAACCATATTCAGAAATGTCGCCACTGGTATCAGTGCCGACAGGGTAAGAAAAATCGAGATCTCCAAGAAGATCGTCAAAACTGTAATCGTCGTCAAACAGTCCCATTTATGCCTCCGTTATTTTCATTTAATTCTACCATGTTTTTTTGTTAATGTTTATCTTCTTGAAAACCCGCCACTGCTTATTTTACGGTCTGGCTGGTAAAAATCTTTTTTAGACGGTGTTTTTCTTTTTGACATTCTTCTTAAAAAATTAACTGCTCTTTGTCCTTGGTTCATGGACTGTGCAACACCTGGCACTAAACCAGACATATAGGACATAGGATCACCGCCTGTTTCTCCTATTCTGTTTGCATAGCTTTCGTTAGCAAACTGTTGCACCCTAGCAGCTCTTTCTGCTCTTTCTCGTGCGTCTGCTTGTGCTTGTGTTTCTCTCGTTTGAGCAGTCACTTCTATAGGCTGTATGTCTGGATACATGTCTTCTTCAACCGAACCCGTGTTGTATTTTTCTTCATAAGACTTTATTGGTGATATTCGAGCAAACAGGTTTCTTAGTTGTGGCCCTAATCCTTGGCCCAATATACCTTTTTGTCCAGGTATTCTCGGTTGAATTTTATTCATCAACCACCCAAGACCAGCTATTTGTGGAAAAGCTTGAGCAAACTTTAGTCTGCCAGATACTCTAGGATCAAGAAGTCCTTGCATAATTTTTGAGCTCATCGGTCTTTTTGAGCTCATAATACCTAAACCTAAAGGTCCTCCTTTGTTTTGCAATAACATTCCCCACGGACCCACTTTTCTAAACAACGCTTCTATACCTGCTCGTTGTCCTAGAGCTTTGCCAAGTCCCATAGGTCCTTGGTCCTTGAACGCTTTATACAATCCAAAACCTTGCCTAGCTTGTGGATTAGACAGAATACCTGTCATCAACATACGTTTGGCAAAGTCTCTTTTAAACTTTTTATCTGCGTCACGAATTGCTTGAACAGCTGGTGAAACCTCTTCATCCTCTGTTACCCAAACCGAACCACCTGACTGATACCCTTTGTATCCAGAAGCATACGCAGCTCTTGCTTGTTTTGCAGCTTGAGCTTTTGTTGGATAAACCTTTCCAGATTTACCCCACTTATATCCTCCTTTTACTTTTTGTATCGGCATTATAAAGAAATTGTTGTTGAGCCGTTTGTAGCGACTGTTAATGTTCCAACAGAACCCGTGGCTTCAAGTCCTACTGGTGTTCGTGTTGATAAATCTTGCCATTGACTGCCTGTGTAAACTTGTAAAACACCTTTTGATGTGTTCCATATTACATCGCCAGCAGCAAATTTATTTTGTCCTATCTGTACATCAGTATATTGCGGAGTTGCTGTAGGATCAAATTTACCTAAATTTATTTCTAAAATACGCACCATTCTGTTGTACAAAGCAACATCTACAGCGCTTGAAGCAAGAGGCAGTCTACTGTTTAAAAGTTTTGCCACTAGCGTTTACCATCTGGTCGAATGTCAAACCGAGTGCTACCAAGCCTCCAACCTACGCCTGTGTTTCCAGGCACGTTATCGTCATCAGATTCTAACCTTAAAACAGCTTGTCTTCCCCTTAAACGAGTGTCTACTTTTGTTGTAGAGCTTGTAACCGAAGAAGTGCTAGAAGTAGTCAAGCTTTCTCCAGGATAGTTTCTGTGTTTTAAAACAAAGTTTATTGCTTGGCCTGTGCCACCGCTCCCTGTAAATTTAACGTCTGGTATTATGCTTCTAACAAAAGAAATAAATTCTCCGTCGTCAATGTCAAAATCACTGGATTCTATATACACATTGTCCATAGGAGAACCGTCCGCATCGTTTCCTGTTTCATGCTCATACAAATAACCGTTTGATGTGGCTCTTGGTTTAGTAAATATTCCATCGTCTATCCAAGCTGTTCTTGATAATGCACCTATGGACCACACTTGTTCTAAGTAGTTGTATATAACATAACGGTCAATTTCTGTGCTATCCGTAGAAACATAGTACCAACCAACCTCGTTAAACTCGCGATTAGTAATTGCAAATGTTTTAAAGGCTTGCGACGCGTTGTATCCATCCAATACAAAATTTAAAACAGAACAAGGCACTCTTGAAACAGCGCCGTCGTACTTGTAAAAGCCGTCTCTTGCCATCCAATATATACCGTCTGGTGCGTTTATAGCCGCGTTTGGAGAAATTAAACCAATGTTTTCGTTTATTAAATTAACACCAAAAGTAAACGGAGGACCTACAAACTGCATAGAATACAAAGATGTGTCTGTCCAAACCAATATTTCTTGACGAGCTCGTAAACCGCCTACAATTTGTGAACCTGAAGACAGCCGTATTGACCCAGCCGTGTTTGTGCTTAACGGCTCCCATTGAGTAGCGCTTTCTTGGTCACTAAACGCAATCAACAAAGGATCAATTGTGCCACTTCTTGTTGAGCCTTCTATTGGGTCTGCTCCTAAAACTATAATGTGTCTGTCTATATCACTGACTATGGTTTGAAATCCAACAGTAGGCGCTAAATTTGCTCCTGACAAAGCTGTAATGTTTACTGCTCTTGTAGAAGTACCAGAAGATTCATCCCAATAATAGATGCTTCCAGATCTAGGATTCAATAAAAGGTCTTCACCAAACGCATCGTGTGACCAAAGCCTTAACTGATTTGTTGCGGAAACAGCGGTAGAACTACCAAAAGCACCTGTGTTCCAAGCACCAACACCCCAACCAGTAGAAGAAACATAAACATCCAGCCCTACGTTAATCTGATAAGCACCTACCGTGCTTGATCCACCGTTTCCTGAATCACTTGCGTTTGCTAAAACGGTTGCGCCAGAAGTGTCTTTGGCTTCTATTGTGTAACTATTCGCGTTTACAATCGTGGCAATCTGATATTCTTGTTCTAAAACAGCTTCGGTAATATTACCTCCTGCACCTAACCCATTGCTGTCCACACCACTAAATGTAACAAAATCATTTTGTACTGCACCGTGAGAAGTATCGGCAACAGTAATGGTCGCATCACCATTAGTGGCTGAGAAAGTCACATCACCAGCAGACGTTGTTACTCGTAATGGTGTTATATCGTTGTAAGAGTTACCATCGGACACATAATACTTCCATGTCGTGCCCAATCCCAACCATCTTGTAGAATCTAAAGAAACCCAAGCCAATAGCGCTCTGCCTGTGCCTAAAAAAGTGGTAGAAATTTCTTTTACCCAACCACCTATTTTTTCTGGAAGCCCTTTACGAAAACGCACTAAGTTAGAATCAAACCAGCCACCTTCGTTAGAATAGTCTGTACCTTCTCTATTTATTCCCGGTCTAAAATTATATTTACTATAAGGCATATTATTTTTTAACTAAACTTCCTCCAAAGTACATTCCAATTATAGCCGATACCAAGTTTGTATCTAGTTGTGTTATTACAAGTCCTTGAAACGTAATCCATTCAAAAACTTCTCGTCCTTCTCTAAAAAACATAAATCCGGGTCTCCAGTTTGTGTATCCAACCGTTACATCAACCATTGGATAAAATACTGCTACAAGTTTTGGTAAAAGAACAATGGCGAATATAGCAGTCAGTGCTATTATTCTTCGTGTCCAAGCAAACCCTTTATCTTTTAAACTATGGTCAAGAGATTGTTTTTTAGATTTCATCTCAAACTCACCTCTTGTTATAAGAAGTTTTTGTTCTTCTGCTTTAGCTTTTCTGCTTTGTGACCAAATGCTTAATAAACTACTCAATAGAGTAGATCCCAACATGGTGATTATCTCAAACGGAAAGCCCACTTCATACTTTAGGTTTAGAGCTATTTGTATACAAGCCGAACCAGGCTGCGCCAGCACCCACAACAATTGAAATTAAGCCCGATTGTTCAAAAGTAGGATCTGGTAAATCCATGAACCAAAACGTTGTAAAGTATAATAAATACATATATACCCCTAGAAAACACCTAGGAATAATGCGCCAACTGTCTATGGCTTGTGCTACAAATATAAACTTTTGATAAGGGTTGTCGTTCTTCTCATCTTCTAAAGTTCTTATTTTATCTTTAAGCGCAGAGTTCTCTTGAAGCATCTCCATGAACTTGGATAAGTCCATCTCAACTTCGTTTCGAGACATGTCGCCACCGAATCTGCTGCTTGGATGATATTGATCGTCGCCCATGCTATTTCCTCACTACTTTTTTAGTGTAGGCTTCATTCTTTTTTGTTTTTGGATCATCCTTAACATACTGGCCTTTTTTGTTTCTAGTACGCACAGTTATTTCTTCCATGCCTAAAAATGTTTTTTTAAACCAGTTTGTTAGCCCTATTTCTTTTGCATACCAAGTCATAAATATTACGCTCCTTATTTAGTTTGCCAATGGGTTATCGTTCATGTTTTTTAAACTTCTTACATCGTCATATATAGAATCAACACTTGCATTTATACCTGCAACACTTGTTTGCAACAAAACAATATCGTCTTTGATCGGCGTTAAATCTTCTGTTTCTATGTTTAACGATTTAATCTGTTCCCCTACAGCAACCACTTGCTTATCCATAACCGCTACTTCGTCAGCAAGCGCATCTATTTCGTTAATGTAACGAGCCATTTTAGACTCAAGATTCTCTATCCGGTTAACATACGTTGCACCTGTATAGCCGAAACCAGCAAGGGTACTAACAATACCAGCTAGTGCAATCAGTTGTGTTGTTTTACTTTGAAACCAGTCCATATCCTTTCTCTATAAATTAGGTTGCATATCCATTAAATCTTTCATTCCAGTCAAACTTTGACCATATAACCCAACAAAAGCAGAGCTATTGTCCGGTATGGATACATTACCATAAATTGCTTTCGGTTCATACCAGTTGGAGGCATCATCAAGCGTCACTTGGCTGTATGCGTTAAAGCCAGGAACATAGCCCATGTAAGCTATTAAAGCGCTGGAATCTGCATACTCACCTGTTTCTTGCTGTTCTTGTTCCATTTCTTCTTTTTGGTTTTCTATGTTTTGCGCCACAATTTGACTTGCTACTTGATCTGCTTCGCTTTCAGACATACCCCCTGATATTGCAGTATCTATCTGACTTTGCACGTCTTGCATTTGATTATCGTTTTGTTGCACTTCCACCACAGCCGTTTCAACAAGGGCAGATTGTCCTCCGGCTGTATTGGAAGCCGTACTGTCCGTGGTCCCCTGTCCTTGGTCCGCCGTTGACATACTTGTATCCGTTGTTCCTACTCCACTTGAGGAGCTTACATCGGAAACGCTCATGGATAAAATTTGTTGCGTTTGTTGCGCTGAACTAGCAACTTGAGCAGAGATACTAGGTGAACTGTCAATGCTTATGGTACCACCTGAAACAGAAGAACTTACAACGGAACTTTGAGAACTGGCCGCTATTCCACCGGATGCAACAGAGTTTCCTGTAGAGTGCGCTGAAGTTCCCGCTGTTGTTCCACTAACACTGTTGCTTGCAGCCCGAATGGTGTTTGCAACAATGTTTAGTTGTTCTGCTCTTTTGTTGTCTTTTTTCTCTTCATTCTCCGTGACAACAAGTTCGACAGTTTCTTCTCGGTCTTGTACCTCTTCTTCAACTGTCTCCGAATCCTCCAAGTCTCCATCTTCAACATCAGATAGATCAGCAAGTTCTTCCAACACTTCTTCAGTTTCTTCTTCAATCCACTCCTCCAACTCTTCTATGGTTTCAAACTCTAAAAACTCTATAGGTTCTTCGTCAAAATATTCTTCAATGTGTTCTTCGTGTTCAAAATGTTCTAATAAAATGTCTTCTAAAACAGGAAGAGCGTAGTTTGTTTCATAATACTCTTCCGCTAACAAGATTTCTTCATATATCTCTTCTATATAAAGCTCTTCTTCAATATAACTTAATGGAATAAGTTCTTCGGGTATTAAATCAAATTCTTCTGTAAAAGGATCAAAATATTCTTCTTCAAAAAACAATGTTTCTTCAAAAAAATGCTCTTCTTCAAAAAAGTATTCTTCCTCTATCCACGATAACTCAGTAGCGTATACAAGGTCTTCTTCAAAAAAATAATCTTCTTCATAATACGAGTCCACATATCCATACTGGTCGTCTTGATAATCTTCATAACCAAACATATCATCTTGATAATAGGTATCTTCAACAAAAGTTTCGACCATGTACCCTGGACACGCAGGAGAATATTGCGAGTCATACGAGCACTCGTAATCAAATAAATCGTCCCAATAGTTAGGACACTGAGTAGAATACAATCCATCTAAGTCACATTGTTGTGTTAAATAAGCTGCCGCATATCCCGAACAAGCAGTGTTGTTTAAAGGGTTACTACAATCTAACGCATTGCCTGAACCCACTCCATATAAGCTACCACCATTTTCCAACAGTGTATTAAAAGAACTATTATTCCAAGTAGCGTTTACACAAGTACCAGAAACATTCGTTGTTCCTTTACCACATTGGTCATAAAACAAATAAGTGTAAAGTTCGTCTGCTGCACCTTGCTCACCAATCAAAACATCGTGATTAATAATATTTAATCCACCATAACGATACTCAAAGCTGTCGTCTGCTTTCCAAAGTATTACCTCAAAAGAGTTGTCTGTGTTGCTTCGGTTGTATTCTCGTAAGTTATACCAACCAAAAACAGACTTGTCGGTGAAATTCTTAGCCAACACTTTTGAGCCGTTGTCTCGTATTAAATCAGTCCAAAAAGGGTATAAGGTGTATGTGATTTCAGGAAGTGGATCAGGTGTGTAGTCATTACAATAACCTCCTGTCGACCCAAAATGTAAACAACCATTGGTTGCCATTCTAGCAGATGTGAAATCCTCACCATAAAACGTAAAAGTAAAATCTAAATTAAAAGCACTGGATACTTGGTCATCGCCAACACCCATATTAGTTGTACCTGTTTGGTTTGTTAAATCAATAAGAGCTTGGTCTGCTTCGTAGATGTAACCTGCGTTAAGTGTGGGTACAAATAAAAAAATCGATAAACTAATTGCCCGAATCAAACTCACGACGACACGTCATCCTAGATTTTTTCAGTCCCGAACTGTTTAGTGAATTATAGCACTTGGCAACATAAGCTGATTTTGCTTCTTTATAATCTGGTCGGTCTTTAGGGTTAGTTGCCCACGCTGCTTTTGCCTCTTCTCCAATTTTGCCTTTGTATGGACAAGGCGTACCTGCCATTTGCATTGCTTTAAAAACTCTTACGTCTTGACACAAAATTCCGACTGCCGCCACGCGCATGCCTGTGTCAAATAAATACTTAGAAAGTTTAAGTCGCTCACAGTTTTCATCTCTTACTGTTCGCCCTGTAGAAATACCAAACACTTGACCTTGAAACGCTCCTGATCTTCCCACCGTACAAAGATCCTGACTGTAACTCATTATTGATGGTGCGATAGCGGAGGCGGGTGGAGCTTCTGTTTTAATATTCTGATTAATCGTTTGCTCAGACTTTGACTCGTTTATATTCCGGTTTGTGTTATTAGAGGTGTTGTTGTTCTCATTCACGTTTTTATTGTTTGTCTGCACATTCGATGTGGAAGTCGACTCATTCACATTTTTATTTGTGTTATTGGACGTTGACGTATTTAAATTGGTGTTGGTATTGGTATTGTTGTTGGTGTTTGTAGACGTACTAGTGTTGGTGTTTGTGTTTGTAGACGTACTAGTGTTTGTGTTGTTGTTGGTATTAGTCGACGTGTTGTTATTGGTGTTTGTACTTGTCGACGTGTTGTTATTGGTGTTTGTATTAGTATTGGTGTTAGTACCAGTAGACGTGGTTGTGCTGGTGTTGTTGTTTGTGTTTGTATTCGTAGCAGTGGACGTGCTGGTATTGTTGTTTGTATTGTTGTTTGTGTTCGTGTTTGTATTCGTATTGGTACCAGTAGATGTTGTTGTAGTCGTATTGGTGTTGGTGTTGTTATTGGTGTTGGTATTAGTATTGGTGTTTGTGTTGGTATTAGTATTCGTGTTGGTATTGGTTGTAGTCGTAGTGGATGTAGTTGTCATCGAGTTCTGTTCGCAATACTGTTCCCCAGCAGTACAGTCACCAGTCTGATCTGCTTTAACACTAGTTGCTGTAAATAGCAGCGCCAACCACCACGCTGCAAAAATGCCCCACTTTGCCACGGCCGTTTCCTCCTTAAATTTATATTAGGCCAAAAGCTCTGAACGTGTCCCAAAGAACGTAGGAAAAACAAATCCAGAAAGATCTTTTGTAGAATTGAAATTCGTTAAAGACTTCTTTTGAGATTTTCCCTCTTTGGAACAGTTCATACATTTATTTATCTTTTGCTTTCCAAATATTCAATGCACACATATCGATGATTGAATACACTTTTTTCATCCAACCCGTTTTTTGCGGTGTTGGTGTTACCATAGCGATCACACTAGCGGTTGTTACAACCGTCATTATAATCGCCATTATATTTGCAAATGTTTGCATATTATTCCCCTGTTATTACTTTAAAAATTATGCCTGCCATGCTCATAACAAGCGTAATCAAAGTTATCAAAATGAATTGTTCAAGTCTAGTAACTCTGTGTAAAACTTCTAGCCAACGCTCTGCACAAACCGCTTCGTGCTTTTCTATTTTAGCGTTCACTTCAGCTATAGTAAGTTTGCTCATGCTGCTTCTTCAACTTCCCAACAATTAAGGTTAGAAGCAACTGTTCGTCTTTCGCCTTCGCCTTTAAATGGATAAACCATGTGAGACAACCAAGAAGGAAATAAATACAGTTTTCCGACTTCAGGTTGTACTTCAAAACTTTGTGGTGGTCTTAATCGTTCTACGTTCATTATCTCATTACGACCATAGTTAAACGCTAAATATCCATCACACGCACCAGACGCTTCGTATTTGTTATACATAGGACTACCAGCAGCAGGTTGATCTAGTATTTGTTGTGGTACTTTAGTCCAACAAGTTGTCGATATTCCCATAAGTGTTTTAGTGCCATGATCGTGTATTGGATTGTAATCGCCAGCATAACTGTGTACCGACCAAGTTTCATCTATAGCAACTTGCCTATTTTTAGGTAAAGATTGCCCTGTACTTTTCATAAAATGATTAATGTATTCAGCACCTAACATAGTTACAAACTTAGAATACTCTTTAACCTTTTCATGCTCTGGGTCCATGTTTAATTGCTCACCATGAGCAATCTGTCCTACCAATGAATGAGCCAATGATTCTTTATCTGCTTGTTCTCTAAGATCGTCAA